GATGAGAGAGGCAGGTTCGGGTCCTCAGGAGGTCCGTCGTACAGAGAGAGAAAGAAGCAGGAAAGGGCAGCTGGCAGTCAGAAGTCCACTATCACCAGAGACAGCATGGGTCGTTTCAAGATCGGTGGCGTCTCTAAGGAGAAGCTGCAGGAGACAGCTTCCAAGGTTGGAACCAAGGTCGCGATTGCGTCAGCTCTCGAGGCTACGGCCAGAGTGGCTCGTGCTATCAGTCCTAACTCCATAACAAGTAAGGCTGTGTCCAGTGTCGCGACTGGTCTCTCCAGAACTCTGCTCGTGTCGTCCGCAGAGAATGTTGTCTCTACCATCTTTCGCAGCATGGGCTCTGACGCAGAGTTCTCCAACAAGGCTGCAAAGATTGTCAGACGCAACTTCAACGACATCATACTTCCTGCGCTGCAGGAGAGCTTTGGATGGAAACTCGCGTCTGACGGAGATCTCTCGAAGAGTGATGATGTGACTCCGGAGGAGCGTGAGAAGATTGAGCTCGCAATGAGAGTCACTCTTCCTCGGTTCCTGGATCAGGTCGTGAACTCTCTGATCACGTCTCTGTCTGGTACTGATGCTGACTCTGACTCAGTCCTGGAACTGGAGACCTATCTTGACGATGTGCTCGACAGAGTCAAGTCTGAGCTCTCCAATCTCGGTAAGTCCGGATCTGCAGACACTCTTGTCAAGGGTCTCCGGAAAGTCCAACCACTCGTGTATGATCGACCAGCTATACGAAAGGCAACAAGGGCAGCGTTCCTGACTATTTCCAAGGCTCTGCAGACGGCTAGGGCCGGGGCGGCTACGGTAGCCCGCGCCGCCCTTTCCGAGCGGCTGGAGACCGTCTCCAAGGCCTCCAGAAAGCCTTCTCACATAGCCGACCGCGTAGCGGCTAGTATCGACCTCAGCTCTGTTGAGGAGATATACATCGAGCTCGGAGAGGATCTCTCTGTGGCCTCTGTAGATGCTGGTCATCGAACTGTTCTTCAGCTAGGTGCACGGAACAACTCTGAGCTCATCGGTCAGGTGTCCCAGAACGCGGCCAACTGGGCAAGAGAGCATGCTGGAGATCTTCTTGGCAAGAAGATCATGCCAGACGGATCTGTGATCGATGACAAGAGCGAGAAGTACACGATCACTGACTCTACCAGATCTATCGTCAGAAAGGTGATAGCAAGCGGACTGGAGAATGGTCTCAGCGAGGATGATATCGTCACCAAACTCGTTGAAGCAGGATTCAGCGATGACAGAGCTCGTGGAATCGCGGAGAGTGAGGTTGCCAACGCGAACAGCGCAGGAACCCTTCAGGGATACATGGACGCGAAGAACTCCGGTCTGGAGGTCATGAAGTCATGGGTCACTGTTGGAGACGAGGCTGTGGACGGTGACATCTGCAAAGCCAACGAGGCTCAGGGGCCAATTCCGCTCACATCCAGATTCCAGAGCGGTCACATGGCTCCTCTGGGTCATCCAAACTGCAGATGCTCTCTGATGGCTTACGTCGGAGGTTCCGAGGCCCAACTCAGCATAGATGAGGAATAGAATGTCGAACCTCAGCATGTTCGTACCAATCACTAAGATAGACGAGGAGAAGCGCCTCGTCTATGGTATTGTCACGGCAGAGTCCCCCGACAAGTCGGGGGAGATCTGTGACTATGAGACTACCGTTCCTCACTACAAGTCGTGGTCGTCTGAGTTCGTCAAGGTGACAGACGGGAAGAGCCTCGGCAACATCCGTGCTATGCATGGTAAGGTCGCTGTCGGCAAGGCCGTCGATCTCACGTTCGACGATGTCAACAAGAAGATCAGCGTGTGCGCGAAGATCGTTGACGACAACGAGTGGAAGAAGTGCCTTGACGGCGTGTACACTGGCTTCTCTCAGGGAGGCTCGTACGTCAAGAGGTGGGATGATCCGAAGGATCCTGCTCTGAAGAGATACACTGCGAAGCCTACAGAGATCTCTCTGGTCGATGTTCCCTGTCTTCCGATCGCCACCTTCGAGTACGTGAAGTCTGACGGCTCAGTCGAGATGAGAAAGTTCCACACTGTCGATACAGTCGAGCAACTTGTTCGTCTCGACATCGTGGCTGCTGCCAGAGGTGCTGCTGCTCTCCAGAAGCTTCCAATGGAGAAGTGGACTGATCTTGTGCCAGCTGTCTGCGAGACCATGCTTCTCTGGGACGCAGACGAGATTCTCCTGAAGTACTCTGACGGTCAGGAGAGAGACTCGCTCGGAAGATGGGCCTCAAGAATTGCGTCCGAGACAGTTGGTGGCGCTGTTGGGGCATCCATCGGAGGCAAGATTGGTGCCAAGTACGGAGCAATCGCAGGCGGTCTTCTTGCTGCCTCTGTGAGTCCACCGAACACTATCGGAGGTGTCATCGCTGGACGTGCTATCGGTAGCACTGTGGGGTCATCTCTTGGCGGTGCAATTGGCGCCTTCCTCGCTGGAAGAGCATCTGACAAGATGACAGAGCCATCCGACGAGGAGGAAGATCCTCCGAAGAAAAAGAAGAAGAGTGCGAAGAAGCTTGCTGGCATCATAGCTGATGCAGCAGAGACAATCCCTCTGGACAAGATGTCCTGGGAAGAGGCAGTGAAGCAGTATCAGAGTCAGCAGACTCTCGGAAAGAGTCAGGTCAAGGAGCAGATCATGGGACAGCCGATCAAGAACGAGCAGATCATTGAGAAGGCACACTCTCTCGCAGCCGAGGCTGGTGCGCCAGCCAGATGGGCTGACTTCATTCCTCAGGCTCACGAGGCTCTGGAGAAGGCCGCGCCGGCCGGTAGCCCCGCCGCGCCGGCCGTCGAGGATGGTACAGCTACGAAGAATGCCGAGAAGAAGGATGAGATCGACGATCTCGGGGTTCGTCAGGTCTGGATCGCGAAGGACGGCACCACGTTTCCCAAGAAGGCCGACGCACTCGCGAAGAATGCTGAGCTCGCAGCCAATCCTGAGAGCGTGATCGACTCCGCCATCAAGAAGATCGATGACATTCTGAAGAACGTCTCTCCCGATCAGAAGACGGTCTCTGTGGCTGAGATGGCCAAGTCTCTGGAGATCAGCGAGTACACGACAGAGACAGCTCTGACGAATCTCGACAAGATGTTCTCTGTCCTGCTTCCTGTGATCACTGTCGGAGTCACGACTGATCAGTCCGTGAATCTCAAGAAGTCGGCCAACAGCCTCAAGGAGTTCATCAGCTCCGGACTCAAGAACTCTGAGCTCTCGCTCGAGAAGATGGAGAGCCATCTGGCTGAGATGAGCACCTCTCTCAAGAAGGCTGGTGCCAGGAACAGCGCGAAGGACATGGAGATCATCAAGAGCATCCATGAGCACTGCAGATCTCTCGGAGTCGCGTGCAAGGACGATGACGGTGCAGAGAAGTCCGAGAAGCATGGAGATCTGTCGAAGGTGACCTCGGAGAACGAGGCTCTGAGAAAGATGCTCAGCGATCTCGGCCCGCGACTTGAGGAGATCACGACTCTTGTCCAGAAGCAGGCTGACGAGATCAAGGTTCTGAAGAGTCAGCCTGTCCCTCCCCCGAATCTCCGACCGGTCACGAAGGGGGATGATGTGATCTTCATGTCCGGTGACAAGGTTGAGTCGAACCTGACCGACATGCTCTCGAAGCTCACAGCTGACCAGAAGGCTGAGATGTTCATCAAGATGTCTCAGCAGTCGCCTCTGAGTATCCTCAGCAAGAGCTGATCGCAGTCTGACTCTCCGGAGACGGGAGTCCTCTCACAAGGGTCGGGGACGATCCTACCATCAAAACGTCAACAGGATGAGCAAAGATGTCCAACGTCAACGATATTCTCGCAGCCATCGCCAAGGCGCAGCAGACGCCTATCGGCGATCCTATCCTCAAGAATCTGGGGATCGACACTCTCTCGAAGTCGACCTTCTCCCAGAGCGCGAGCGCGACCACAGGTCTCACCTACTACGATCTGGAACTCGGCGCCAAGTTCCTGGTTCCTGTTCTCACTCCTCTCCGCAACTCGATTCCTCGAGTCTCCGGGAAGGGTGGCATCCAGGCGAACTGGAAGGCCATCACTGGGATCAACACCAGCAACCTGAGAATCGGTGTCTCTGGCGGCAATCGTGGCGCTGTCATGGCCATCACGACAGCTGACTACAGCGCTGCCTATCGTGGCATCGGTCTCGAGCAGAACGTGGACTTCGAAGCTCAGTACGCCGCGAACGGGTTCGACGATGTTCGCTCCCAGGCTGCTCTGAGAGGTCTCCAGGCGACAATGATCGGCGAGGAACTTCTGATCCTCGGTGGCAATGGCACTCTGGCTCTTGGTACGACCGGCACTCCGACTCTCGTCGGCTCCACCACTGGTGGAACTCTCGCTGCCGCCACATGGTCGGTCATCTGCGTCGCCCTCACGATCGACGGCACTGTCAACGGCTCTGTCACAGGAGGCATTCAGGCTCAGATCGTTCGGACGAATGCCGATGGCTCCTCGGACACGTTCGGCGGTGGAGCGGCGCAGAAGTCTGCCAATGCCACTGTCGTCACGACCGGCGCCACCAGCTCGATCAGTGCCACAACTGCTGTGAAGACAGGCGCTGCCGGATATGCCTGGTTCTGGGGAGCCGCTGGTGCGGAAGTCCTCGGTGCCATCACCTCCGTCAACTCTGTCGTGATCACTGCTGCCGGGACTGGCACACAGACAGCGGCGTCTCTGCCTGCTGCCGACTGGTCTGTCAACAGTCTCGTCTTCGACGGTCTCCTGACCATCGCTCAGAAGAATCTCGGCTCCTACGTCAGTCAGCAGCCCACGGGCGCGGCTGGTGTCGGAACGCCGCTGACTGCTGACGGCGCTGGCGGCATCGTCGAGATCGACAGGGCTCTGAAGTGGTTCTGGGACAACCTGCGTCTCTCCCCGACGAGAATCTGGGTGAGCTCGCAGGAAGCCGAGAATATCTCCCGCAAGATCCTCGCTGGCAACACCAACTCGGCTCAGCGCTTCGTCTTCAACACAGCCCAGGATGCCATCGGTGGTGGTATCATGGTCCGGAGCTACCTGAACAGGTACTCCATGGGAGGCGGCACTGTTCTGAATATCAACATCCACCCGAACATGCCTTCTGGCACCATCCTGTTCGATACGGACACCATTCCGTATCCTCTCTCTGGTGTCGGCAATGTTCGGCAGATCCGGACTCGTCAGGACTACTACCAGATCGAGTGGCCGCTCCGTACTCGCAAGTACGAGTATGGCGTCTACGCTGACGAGGTGCTGCAGCACTACTTCCCACCCTGCATGGGCGTGATCACGAACATCGGCAACGGCTGATAGCCGTTACGATCTGATGTTGCGCTGAGGTTTCTCTCCTCGGCCTCATCGCGACCGGAGGCGGTGCTCACCACGCCGCCTCCGTTAACACCAATCAACAGGAGAGTTACATGACAAGAGTGAGAATGATTCCTCCGAACGGTGCCACATCCATCTCCATCTCTGGGGTGGAGATTCACATCGCAGACGGTGTCGCAACTGTCGACAGCAGCCATGTCGAGATTCTTCGATCTCACGGCTTCACTACTGAGGGTCCGCCAGATCTGACGGATGTCAGATCTGATCTTGTTCGTGGAATGGTCACTGCAGCTCGTCTCGCGTCAGAGATGATCAAGGACTCTGATCTGATGGCGTTCAGTGCTCTCCCTGATGAGCTCAGATCCGAGTTCTGGAGCTCCTTCTGTGACAGTGTCCCGAAGTTCGTCGCCAGCAAGAGTTCCAAGGCGGATCCTGTTCCGGGCGCCGGCAAGACCACTGTCTCTGACACTGGCAAGACCACTCCCACGAAGTGAGACACTCAGATGGCGCAGTTTGATCTAGTCTCTCTCGCAGACGTGAAGTCCTGGCTGAGCATCACAACGAACGATGCAACTCGCGATGCGGCTCTCTCCAGAACGATCACGCAGATCAGCCGCGCCATCTACAACTACATGAACCGTGGAACCATTCTTCCGCAGACGATCACTGAGTACTACAGCGGTGGAAGAGACAGGATCCAGCTCAGAAACTGGCCTGTCATCTCCATCGTGCAGGTGACTGCAGACGAGTTGGAGATCCCAGAGAGTGTCTCCCTGAGATCCTCTGGATACTGGCTGGAGCCGGCAGAGATCGGTTCGCCAGGGAGTATGCAGATACTTCAGTTTAGAGGATACTTCCCACTGCAGATGAGATCGAACATCAGAGTGACGTACACCACGGGATATCTGCACGCAGAGACATGGGTAATTCCCACAACGCCAACGTTCTCCGTGATGATGCCCTATGGTAAGTGGGCCTCATCCTACAGTGTGAGTCGTTCTGATGGGACCTCTCTGACAGAGGTTGCCTCCTCCCCGGCTATCGGGGAGTACACGGTGCAGGATGGGGTGTACACGTTCTCTGCAGTCGACTCGGGTCAGCAGGTCATCATCCAGTACGGATTCATCCCCGCCGATCTTGCGAGTGTCGCCACGGAGTGGATCGCGTACAGATGGTCGTCCAAGGACAGGATTGGTCAGACCTCCAAGAGTATCGGCGGACAGGAGACTGTGTCGTATACGAATGAGGCCATCCCGGCGTTCGTGGCACAGAGTCTGCAGAACTTCAGGAGAGTTGTGCCATGCTGAGCGTCTCTATAGTTGGAGATGCCAGACTGCAGGACAGATTCAGGAAGATGCCTGACCGAGTGCGTCAGGCTCTTCTCAGAAAGGTCTTCGCTCTCACTCTTCTTCTCGAGGCTCATGTCAAGGCAGACAAGCTCAACGGTCAGGTTCTCAACACGGTCTCAGGAAGACTGAAGAGATCTATCCAGTCCAGAGTGGAGGACGAGGGTGATCTGATCAGAGGGATGGTGTACTCTTCCGGAGACGTGCCATACGCTGGAATTCATGAGTTTGGCGGAAGAACCAAGCCGCACATCATCGTTCCTGTGAAGGCACAGGCCCTAGCATTCATGTACAACGGAAAGCTGACATTCGCCAAGATTGTTCGGCATCCAGGATCACTCATGCCTGAGAGAAGCTATCTCAGATCAGCGCTCAGCGACATGAAGAGCAGAATTACAGATGAGCTGACAAGATCAGTCAGAGGAGCACTCTGAGATGGCGCTTAGCGTGAAGAGAGAGATCATTCTGACCGCTCTGTTCGAGAGACTGTCGTCAGTGTCGTTTGACCAGCCGGTCAGAGGTGCCACTGGGTTCGTGTCTATGTCAAGACGTCTTCGACACTGGGCCGACGTTCCGAAGATCGAGAGGCCAGCTCTTTTCATGGTCTGCCATGGTGAGTCTGTGACCTACAGATCGGAGAATACTCCAGCATATGCGAAATTCAGTGTCAAGCTGTTCATCTACATAGATGGCAGCGACAAGACGACGACTCCTGACACTGACATCAGTGTCATTCTGGATGCTCTAGACGTCGCCCTGTCCCCAGGACCAGGAGAGCAGAGACTCACCCTAGGCGGGATTGTCTCTCACTGTCGGCTGGACGGAGAGATTCTGAGAGATCCAGGAGACATGGACGATGACGGACTCATAGTTGTCCCAATCTCTGTCACAACCACATGAGGAGAGAGCAGTGACGAAGATCACTCCCGTTCAGCTTTCGATCAGCACCACTGATCAGACCATCACGGACACAGAGACCCTCAGAGACACCGATCAGATTGTCGATCGATGGTTCTCTGTGACGTTCCCTGGATCGATCGCTGTCCCTTCGACAGAGGTCTGGAACTTTCTGATGACAGCGAAGGAGGAGTTGAAGAAGCTTCTTCGATGATCGAACTGCAACCAACCACTCACGGAGAAAATGAGCAATGACTACGCCACTCGACGCTTTTGGCCCTGGAATCATCATGGTGACCAGGAACGATGTGCAGAATGCAACTCCGATCAACATCGGCTACGCTCAGGAGTTCACTCCCGAGTTCTCCGGCAACATCAAGGAGCTCTTCGGTCAGAATCAGTTCCCCATCGATGCTGCCAGAGGAACAGTGAAGGTCTCCGCCAAGATCAAGGCCGCTGTGCTCTCCGGTCTGGCATGGAACAACGCCTTCTTCGGGAACACGTTCACCAGTGGTGGAATTCGGTGGAACGTCAACGAGGCAGCCGTGATTCCTGCCACTCCGTTCCAGGTCACAGTCACGAACGGCGCAACGTTCGACCAGGATCTCGGAGTCGTCGACGCTGAGACCGGACTTCCGTTCGTCAAGGTTCCCTCTGCTCCTGCAGCTGGTCAGTACTCTGGCCCGACGGCTCTGGGAATCTACACCTTCGCTGCAGCCGACACAGGGAAGGCTCTTCTGATCACGTACTCGTCGACAACGACAACCGGTCAGAAGCTCACTCTGACGAACTCCCTCCTGGGAACCTCCCCGACATTCCAGCTGGACTACTACACGATGCGTCAGAACAAGGCGTTCATCATCCGCTTCTACCAGTGTCAGGCTGCGAAGATCTCCATGGCTGCGAAGCTCGAGGACTTCATGATGCCTGAGCTCGAGGTGCACATGTTCGCCAATGCTGCTGGAAACATCGGTCAGCTGTACTTCCCTGAAGTCTCGTAATCGCTGACTGGCGACTACACATCATAGAGGAGAGAGAGAATGAGACCGGAACCAGTCACCATCAAGCTCGGAGAGATGACCTTCATCATCCGACCACTGACTCTCAGACAGATTCGGGGAATTGATAAGATTCTCCGGAACATCGATCTGACAGAGATCGAGAAGACCTTCATGATCATCCAGATGGGACTCTCCAGAGATTTTCCAGACACTGCCCGTGACATGGAAGATCTGGAGATTCCTATGATGGATCTCGGGCCTGCGTGTCACTCCATCCTCATGGTTGGAGGGATGACTGTCGTCGAAGAGGGAAACGATCAGAAGAGACAGACCAGTGGGACCTAGTGTACGGAAGGCTGCTCTGTGAGGGAAGATCGTTCGAGCAGATTGACGAGATGACCCTGTTCGATCTCTCGATGATGAGTCAGTACAGAGCTGTCAATCCGAGATCAGAGGATCTACTGTCAGTCATAGCGCAGTGGTGCGGTGCATACAAGCCTCCTGCTAGACAGGAGGCTGTGCATCGTATCTCTGCTCCTGATCCGAGACCGGATATAAGACGAGCATTCGCTGAGGCAAAGTTCGCAGACATAGAAGGAATCTCAAATGTCCTCTGACGTCAATGTCAACTTCAGTGCAGATACCAAGGGCCTCAGAGACGACATTGAGTCTGCACAGAGAAGCGTCAGCGACAATCTTCTCAAGATTCGAGTGAGCGCGGATGCTTCGGCACCTGCGTTCGCTCGGCTTGAGGAGGCCATCAACAGACTGACAGAGGTGTCAGAGAGAAACAAGCAGGCAACCGAGGAACTAGTCGTATACGCAGACTGGGCATTCTATCTTGGCATCGCCAGTGCTGCTGCAGCTGGTCTGTCAGCCGGTCTGTCCAAGCTGAACGATGGGGCGACCTATCTCAAGACTACTCTCGACAATGCTCAGACTGGTATCTTCAATCTGACGGTCAGCTATCTCGAGTATGCCAGATCGCAGGCCTATGTTGCTCAGTATCTCCCGATAGTCAGAGTGGAGATGACAGGTCTTGTCTCCATCATCGGACGTGTGTCTCTTGCATGGCAGGACATGGCAAGGGCATCAGAGCTGGTCAAGTCCGGTCTGATCGCCACCACAGGTGCCGCCATATCTGCCTCTGGCGGCATCGACCGTCTCGCCAGGATCGCTCAGCAGAGTGGTCTGGAGAGTGCCTCAGGGATCATTCAGCGATACATGGTGGAGCTCGGAAGAGTTCCTGGAATGACGAAGGAGGTGTCTTCATCAATCGTTTCTGCCTTCGGATCGATCCCGAACTCCTCTCAGCCACTTCTTGAGTCTCTCGTCGGTATCACGTCGCAGATGTCATCGAGCAAGGAGCAGGCTCAGGCTCTCGCGGAGCAGCTGACTCAGGCCATGACCAACCCTGCCTCGAGCGGGGAGGCGTTCCTTGCTAGCCAGAGGGACATAACTGCAGAGCTTCTCAAGCAGTTCGACGCCGCAAAGAGAAACAATGACATCGGAGGGATGCAGGCGATCATTATCCAGGAGATGATCCAGAAGGAGCGTGCTGCTCTAGAGGAGAGAACCAGAGCTCTCAAGGAGCATCTCAGAGGACTCGAGCAGCTTGGCCCCATCGGTCGTCTGATGGAGAGATCCTACAAGACACAGGTAGAGGAGGCACTGAAAGCTCTAGATGCTCTGAACAAGCAGACAGCTGCTCTGGATCAGGCAGCCCAGAAACTTCGTCAGCTTCCTCCTGACATGAACCAGACGGCTCTTGCCGCCAGAGACATTGTGAATGCATTCTCTCCTCTTGCCAACCAGCTGGACGCTGTCAACGGCAAGCTGAGCACAATGCGCCAGATCTTCGGTGGCTTCGGTGGGGAGCTCAAAGGGGCAACTGGGAATGCTGCACAGCTGATAATGCAGTTTGAGGGCTTCAGGGATAGAGCCTACGCTGACAATAAGACCAGTGGCGGATTCAGCGCATGGAGAGTTGGGTACGGATCTGACACAAAGACGAATGCTGACGGAACTGTGGAGAGAGTAAATCCTGGTACAACGGTCACCAGAGAGGACGCTGAGCGAGATCTTGCGAGAAGGGTGGTCGAGTTCCAGAGAGAGGCTGCAGCGAAGATCGGCCCTGCCTGGGAGACGCTGTCCGACAGAGCCAAGGCGTCCATCACGTCAGTGGTCTACAACTATGGCGCCAACACACCAGTGCTGAATGCTCTCTATACAGCAGCAGGCACAGGAAGTGACTCTCTGATAGCGGCAGAGATCAGGAAGCTCGGAGCAAATCCCGACAGACGGTACCAGGAGGCAGCTAACATTGAGAATGCTGGTCCTGGTGCCAATCTCAGCTCTGGTCGTTCCCCGACAAAGGCAGAGGCACAGGCCATCGCTGCGGCCAAGGACGAGGCGCAGCGGCTCACTGACGCAATGGCCGGAGGAAACGCTGTCGCTCAGGCTCAGGCTCAGATTCTCAAGAGAAATGCCGAGGGTCAGCGGGACTCCGTCAAAGATGCCCAGCTCATGGTTCAAGCGTGGCAGGAGGATCTGAAGAACGCAAACTCCACCACTCTGCAAGTTCAGATGCAGAACGGCCTCAAGTCTGCTCAGGTGACGCTCTCTGAGAAACTTCTCGAGGTCGAGAAGTCCAAGCTCAGTGTGGCAGGAGCAGACGACACATCAGCGAAGGAGAAGCTTGCTACTGCCAGGAAGCTGTATGATCTGGAGATGAAGGCGGCTGGAGGAGATGTTGCTCTCCAGAGCAACGCTCTCATGAAGAAGAAGGCAGCTGAGCAGGCATATGAGCAGGAGGTCACCAGGCTCGCTCAGGAGGCTGAGAACACCAGATACGCGATCGCTTCTGCTCAGCTGGACCAGAGAAAGATCAAGCTTAGAGAGGATCTTCAGAGCCACAATCTGTCCAGCCGTCAGAAGCTGGAGGCTAGTCTTGCTCTTGAGTCCGAGCAGACAAGACTAGAGACAGAGCACTACCAGAAACTCAGAGATCTTGAGGATCAGGGAACTGTTGCGTACCAGCAGGCTCAGAACAAGATGACTCTGATAGCAGCAGAGTCTGCTACCAGACGACAGCAGATCATGCTTCAGGACGGAAGGAGAATTCAGCAGGACTACGACCGTGTCTTCAATCAGCTTGGATCCTCGCTGACATCGTCCATAATGGGGATGGTGCAGGGAACGATGACCCTGAGAGATGCGTTCAGGAATCTCGCACTGCAGATCGTCCAGATGTTCGTCAAGGCTGGAGTAGACATGCTGATGAACTGGGCAGCCAGTCAGGCTAAGATGCTCATGTCCACAACAGCAAGTCAGGCGGCTCAGACAGGAGCTGTCGCTGCCGGTGCTGCGTCCAGACTTGCAACTCAGGCATCCGGAGCGGCAGCAGGTGTGGCCATAGACAAGTCTACAAGTCTTCTCACCATATCTGGTGATGCCGCCAAGGCCGCTGCCGGAGCGTACTCAGCTGTTGCTGGTATCCCTCTCATCGGTCCTGTTCTCGCTCCTGTAGCGGCTGCTACAGCGTTCACAGCTGTCTCTGCGTTCGGCTCGTTCGATACAGGATCCTGGTCCATTCCTCACGATCAGCTGGCCATGGTGCATGCCGGGGAGATGATCGTTCCTTCCAGAGGTGGAATAGCTGAGCAGTTCAGAGGGATGATGGACGGAGACAGCAGAGGGTCCAATCCTGTGAACGTTCACTTCAACGTCAGCGCAGTGGACGCGTCAGGAGTCAGCAAGTTCTTCAAGAAGAACTCTCACCACATAGTTGGTGCCGTGTCCGAGGGAGTCAGAAGCAACTCTCATCTTCGCCATAAGAACATGCCGAGAGGCTAGGGAATGATGCCTCTCATCACGTCTCGGATTCTTGCAGGACCGTCCATTATCATGTTCAGGAATCCGAGCTTTCTCCGGATGGAGGCTATCATTGCCTCCTCCACAGTTCCTCTGGAGACAAGATCGATGTACAGAACAGCAGAGTTCTGGCCGATTCTGTGCGGCCTGTCCTCACTCTGAAGTCTCTTCTCCAGATCCCACCCATTGCTGTAGTAGATCACGGTGTTGGCGGCTGTCAGAGTCAGACCGTATCCCCCCGCATGCGGAGTACCAACAAAGTCAGTTGCACGCTGGCTGTCCGGACAGGTGGTGATTCCGGTGGATCTGCCATCTATGAGTCTCGATCCGTATCCCTGGAATCTGTACACAGCCTCCCTTCTGTCATCCTGAGAGGTGGATCCGTCGTACCTGACAGGCTGTCTTCCCATACTTCTGAGTCTGTCCATGACAAGATCAACGTCTCGTCTGTACTGGCACCAGACAATGTTACTGCTAGATGTCTCGGACACAATGCCCTCAAGAACATTCAGTCTGTTCGTCGGAACGTCGAACGACTTCCCGGTCTCGTCCGTTGCGTGGCCACACACAATCTGGTGAAGTCTGAGAAGCAGAACTACAGCCTTGGTGGCGATGAGAAATTCTCCGCTGTCCAGCTGTGCAGTAGCCCAGTCTCTCAGCTCGTTGTACAGTCTCTGCTGCTCCTCTGTCAGAGGGACCTCGATCTCCCTATACATCTTAGGCGGGAGATCGATGCAGTCCTCCTTCTTCAGGACAGCTGCGTGCTTTGAGACGAGCTCTGACAGATACTCTATGTCACGGTAATCTCTGACAATCTCCACCTTACTCTTTCCGAAGTACTCTGTCTCAGTGATTGCGAATCTGGATCTGAACGAGATGAACGAGCTGAATCCGAGGCAGTTCTGGTTGAGGAACTCAAACTGCGACCAGATGTCGAGAGGACCTCTCGATATTGGAGTGCCAGTTGCTATTCTCCTCCACTTGGCGGATCGTCTGAGCTTTATGAGCTTCTTTGTTCTCGTCGCCTGAGGATTCTTGATCGTAGAGCTCTCGTCCACGACTATCATGCAGTTTCCAGACTTCACGAATCTCTCTGCTATGGCGAGAGCCTTCGTGGACATGGACAGTGCCTCCACGTTCATCACAAGAATTCTCAGATGACTCCCCTTGGTCAGGACAGACTGGATTCTTCTATCTTCCTGACCACCAACTCCCTTCCAGAGATGGATCACAGCACTGAGTCTGTGTCTATCAGGCATGTGAGCGGGAATCTGTGCGTCAGTCCAGATGTCGTATGTTCCCTTCGGAGCAATGATCAGAGCACACTCCAGACCGTGACTCTCTCTGAGAGCACATATGTTGTCTATGCAGATCTTTGTCTTTCCTGTCCCCATCTCAAGAAGGAGACCGTATGCCTCTCTGTCCCAGCACTTCTCCAGAACCATCTTCTGGTGAGCGTAGTGAGAGGTCTTCGGAACGTAGCTTAGCGGACTGCTCATAGCTCTCTCACGTAGGCGCGCGGCGCGGCGCGGGGTTAGGCGGGCTAGGGCGGCTGGTATAGCCCTCCAGAGCGTTAGGGAGCCCTGTGGAGCTTACGGATTAGGGCGGGCGCTAGGGCTATACCGGCGCGGGCGCGTAGGGTTCCTACGAGGATGGTAGGCTAGTCGGCTCTGACATACGTCATCTCGAAAATGTCCGGCTTGCACGGATAGAACTCTCCCTTCACCCCCATGATGATATAGTCACCGAACGAGGCCTCGATCTCCCCTTCCAGAGTACGAATCTGGATCACTCTCTCCGTAGGATCCAGTCCGGTTCCTCTGAGGAGACCACTGCACCAGTCAGCGAGCGCTTCCTGACCGTCAGTGTCCTCCATGTCGAACCTGCGTGCCTCGATCGTTACTGGCAACTTGGTGTATCTTGGCATCACTCACTCTCCTCTCTCAGAGATCGCTGAGGTCACCGCTCTGGACCTTCTCCCACGCTAGACTCTCTGCAATGTACATCTGCAGATCGTCAAACTCAAACTTGCCACCCTCGCATCTGGAACCAAGTCTGAAGCCAGATCTGAACATGACCTCTTCGACGCAGTCTGGGTCCTTCGCCACCAGACCCATGCACTTCAGACAGTCACCTCCGCAGTCTCGAGACAGTGGATCAGCTGTGTCAAGCTCACAGCTGCATATTCCGCACAGTCTGACCGACATAGGGATCTCCTCTACCACCCTCTCCTAGTATAGCCGGGGAGACGGGTCCGAGCTACTCTCGTGTATACACATGCACGTAGAGAGGATTGCTGATGACGGAACCACCACACCCTCCCCGAATATTACATAGCGCCGTGATCTAATAGCACCAATAGGGCCTAACCCGTTGTAAACGCTAGGTCTTATTGGATTATTGGATTATTGGACGAAAAATTCTGCCGGCGGAAAAACTTTTTACCTGCGCACGCCTATACGCGGGCGCGAGCGCGCATTATGCGCGAGGGTGGTCGCCGTAAGACAGCCAATAGTCTGGTAATAGCGCCGAGCCGGCTGTGGCGCTATAGTAGAAGGGTAGACAGAGGAGAGTGCAGTGGGGCAAATCCCGGACCATCTCAGGTCGGAGACTGTGGACATGTCGTCCTTCGTCTCCGATGACAATCTCCTGAAAGCTCAGACGATGGCTCTTGAGCTTGCGAATCTCAAGCAGGAGATCGAGAATACAGAGTATCATCTCAAAGAGATGAAGTCTCGACTCAACACTCTGGCGATGAGGGAGATTCCACAGTTCTTCGATGACGTTGCGAAGACTGATCTTGTCGGAGTTCCTCAGGCTGGAGTGAACGTCAGAATTGTTCCGTACTTCCACGCAAACATCAAGTCTGACTGGCCGGAGGAGCAGCGGGACAGAGCGTTCAACTATCTGGAGACTGAGGGCTACGGGAGCATTGTCTCCGTGGTAGTCTCTGTCAGCTTTCAGAGGGGTGAGCTGGATAAAGCGAGAGCTCTGGAGCTCATGCTTCGTCGGTCCAACCTTGGCAATACGAATCCTCCGAAGCTTGAGATGGGAGTTCCGTGGAACACTCTCACTGCTCTGGTGAAGGAGCAGGTTACGGCTGGAAACAGCATCGATCTGGAGATTCTTGGGGCGACAGTGGGTCGCATGGCCAAGATAGAGAAGAGGAAGTGAACATGGCAGCGAAGAAGGAAGAGACAAATCTCGTGGTTCGCCAGGAGACCGGGCTTCCGGCGCATCTTCAGCAGGATATGTCTGACGTTGCTGGTCTCGGGAACTCGGCTGACTCTCGCGACAGTGTCATGCCGTTTCTGGCCATCCTGCAGAAGGGGTCTCCTCAGGTCAACGAGGAGGAGTCGAAGTACATCGATGGTGCCAAGGCCGGCATGTTCCTGAACACTGCGACTGGTCAGATCTACTCTGGGAAGGAGGGCGTTCTGGTGATCCCCTGTGGATTCCAGAAGAACTTCGTGGAGTGGAGGCCGAACCGTCAGGGCTGGGCTGGGAGTCATCCGTTCGACATCGAGCACATCAAGAAGCTCGGCGCCAGGAAGCAGACGGTCAAGATCGAGGGCAAGGATCGTACAGTCATTGCTATGCCGAACGGGAACAGTCTGTCCGAGACTGCGTACACGTTCATTCTCATGGACGGGACTCCCATGGTGATCGGTGCATCGTCCACGGCTCTCGGTCCCATGCGTCAGTGGATGTCGTATCGCCGTATCCAGCGGCTTCCAGGCTCCACGGTGGAGCTTCCCAGCTTCGGGAAGCAGTATCGTCTCTTCACAGTGTACGAGAAGAACGATGCTGGAGACTGGTACAACTGGAAGTTCACTGACGAGGGCTATGTCATGGATACGGAGCTCTACAGTCTGGCGAAGACGTTCGCAGTCTCCGTGGCGAAGGGCGAGGTGATCGTCGGTCGTCCTGACGACTTCGACGAGAGTGATGGATCCTCTCGAGGAAGCCAGGACGACGGGATCAACGTCTGACAGCTGAGACAGGAGAGGGCAGATATGCCCTCTCCACGCTGGAGTAGCTCAGTTGGCAGAGCAACCGCCTTGTAAGCGGTAGGTCGTCAGTTCGACTCTGATCTCCAGCACCATGTCCACCTAGCTCAACTGGACTAGAGCACGGGGCTTCTATCCCTGGGGTTGCAGGTTCGAGTCCTGCGGTGGACGCCACATTCGGAGGTGTAGCTCAATTGGTCAGAGCCGGCCGCTCATAACGGTCTGGTTGTAGGTTCAAGTCCTACCACCTTCACCATAATCTGTGCATAGCGCAGTCTGGTAGCGCATCTGCTTTGGGAGCAGAGGGTCGCAGGTTCGAATCCTGCTGCACAGACCATCTCTCGGGGGATATCCGTGCCTAGCATAGCTGAGAGAATGTTCAAACTGTTCATGGGTCACTCTGGAGGTCACGGAACATACTCTCACGAGGAACGCACACCTGGCAAGGCAAAGAGTGTCATCAAGAAGTCTGCGAGAACTCTGCGCGATCCCCCGACCCCGGATCTGTGGCAGAAGCATCTTGACGGACTGCGTCCTCTTGGAATTGTCCCAGTGAACAGTGAGGGCATGTCCTACTGGGGTGTTATCGACGTTGACAAGTACGATCTTGATCACTCTAAGATAGTGCAAAAGATAGAGAAGCTGTCTCTTCCACTTGTTCTGTGCAAGTCCAAGTCGGGAGGAGCACACATATTCATGTTCATGGCGGATCCTGTCAGCGCTGACTCTCTGATCTCCAGACTCAGGGAGATTGCGAGCGTGATGGGGTACGGGGACTCTGAGATATTTCCGAAGCAGACAATGATTCTCGAGGATCGTGGAGATCTCGGGAACTGGCTGAACATGCCGTACTTCGATGCTGAGAACGGGAGCAGATACGCAGTGTCTGCAGACGGCAGAGGCCTCTCAGTAGAGCGGTTTCTAGATCTTGCAGAGTCTGTGAGACTGACTGAGATCGATTTCAGGAAGTCCAAGCCTGTAGTCCCTGTCTCGGACGATGATCTCGCTGAGGCTCCACCGTGCCTTCAGTACATGTGCGGAGTAGGCATTCCTGAGGGATCCAAGAATAATACAGTCTTTGCTCTCGGTGTTCTGGCGAAGAAGATGAGACCTGAGGGCTGGGAGTCTCTTCTCGACTCGTGGAACCAGAAGTATGTGGAGAGACCTGCTCTCACGTCTGATGAGATGATAGGTCTGATGAAGAATCTTCGGAAGAAGAGCTACAACTACAGATGCAAGGAGCAACCACTGGTTCAGCACTGTGACTCCAAGGCATGCAGAACTAGGAGATTTGGAATCGGCACAGCATCAGTTCCTGATATCAGCTCTATATCTATTCTTGATACTCAGCCTCCACTGTTCTTTGTATGTCTGACAAGCGGAGGGACAGTCGAGTGCTCCACCGACGACATTGTCACAAGTCGTGCATTCCAGAGATCAGCTCTCGAGCAGCTGAGAACTATGCTTCCTCTGTACAAGCAGGAGGAGTGGCAGTCGAGAATTCAGGAGTGCCTGGATCAGGCAGTCATCATAGAGGCTCCGAGGGAGGTCAGCTCTCAGGGGGCTCTCAAGGATCTCTTCGAGCAGTTCTGCACCGACAGACATGCTGCTCAGGAAAAGGATGAGATTCTTCTTGGCAAGCCATGGCTGGACGATGAGAGTGATCGATACTTCTTCAGACTGTCTGACTTCACCAGTCATCTTGAGAGAAACCGGTTCAGAGACTTTACTCGAGGTCAGCTGGTCTCCAGAATAAGGGAGCTCGGAGGGAATCACAGCTTCTTTAACATCAAAGGAAGAGGCGTGAACGTCTGGTGGCTTCCGAAGGAGATATTCAGTATCCAGACAGAGCCGTTCTCCGTACCAAGATCAGAGGAGTCTAAGATATGAGCACCAGACTCGTGGATCTCACTCTTGTTCTTCACAGAGAGACAGAGAGAGCGTGGCATGTGTCCGAGTCCGGAGATCCAGGATTTGCTGTATGGATCCCGAAGTCGCAGGCTGACTGCGGGGAGCGAGTCGGTGGGGATGACATGTTCCCAGTGTATGAGTTCACCATGCCTGAGTGGCTGGCTGTGGAGAAGAGACTGATATGACGATCACATCAAGAATAGTCCGTCATCTGAAGAGAATGCCCATGTACTGGGTTGTCACTGACAGTGCGACTGTTCAGACGAGAACACCTCTTGTAGACGGAGATCTAGTCTACGTCTACATCGGAGAGGACGGACAGTTCTATGTTCGATCACAGCTGGAGATGAACGACGGGAGATTCGAGAATGTCCGTCACCACTGAGATTGTTCTGGGGCCTCCTGGAACTGGTAAGACTACAACGCTGATCGGCATCGTGGAGGAGGAGCTCGCCAGGGGAGTTCATCCAAGTCGCATAGCATACCTGTCGTTCACACGAAGAGCAGCAGAGGAGGCAATGTCAAGGGCATGCGAGAAGTTTCCTGACTCGAAGAAGTCAGACTTTCCATACTTCAGAACTCTCCACTCTCTGTGCTTCAAGGTGATGGGTCTCTCGTCCTCCGGCATTCTTGAGGGTGCCAGACTGGAGGAGTTCAGCAAGATTGTCGGGTACAAGATTACAGGAAGATTCTCTCTTGAAGACGGAACTGTGTTCGGGTTCGAGAAGGGGGATCGACTTCTATTCATGGAGAACCTTGCAAGAGTGAGAGGAGTCTCTCTGAGATCTGTGTACGACGAGGATGACGATGATCTGTCGTTTCCTGAGGTCCAGAGATTCTCTGATGCTCTTGCAGCCTACAAGAAGGACATGGGAGTCATTGACTTCACCGACATGCTCATGGAGTTTGTCAAGTCAGATATCTCGATAGACATTGACATTCTTCTCATCGACGAGGCACAGGATCTGTCATTTCTCCAGTGGATGGTTGTGAGGAAGCTCGCCGCCAACGTCTCCAGAATGGTTGTGGCAGGGGACGATGATCAGGCGATCTATCGGTGGGCAGGAGCTGACGTAGACACTCTGGTGAACATGCAGGGTGATGTCAGAGTTCTGTCTCAGTCATGGAGAGTTCCGAGAGAGGTGCAGAAGATTGCGTCTGACATTGTGAGCAGAATCAGAACTCGACGAGAGAAGATCTGGAACCCAAGAGACGATGACGGCGTTGTCAGATGGCATGCCTCAGATGAGTCGGTGGATCTCTCTGGCCCAGACATCCTCATTCTTGCAAGGAACAGATACATTCTCAGAGAGTTCGAGAAGAGCATCAGATCTCTAGGATATCTGTACGAGTTCCAGGGTGCCAGATCCATCAGACCATCACTGCTGGACTCTGTTCTCACGTGGGAGAGACTTCGCAAGGGAAGAGAGGGAGTGACAATTCCTCAGTGCAGAAAGATGTACGAGTTCATGTCTGTCGGTGTCGGCTTCTCAAGAGGAAGCAAGACTCTGCCAAGACTTGATGAGGCAGAGGTCGACTATGAGAGAGGTGTCACCATAAAGATGCTGACCGAGAAGGGAGGACTTCTGGTCAGTCATGACAAGCTGTGGTTCGATGCACTGGACAAGATGTCCATTGTGGACATATCCTACATCAGAGCTGCGCTGAGACGTGGCGAGAACCTTCTCTCACCTCCCCGGATACGTCTGTCGACCATTCACGGAATCAAGGGTGGAGAGGCACTGGAGGT